GAACTGAATGAAGTTGCTCGTTAAAGATGTTGTTTCTGGCAAACGCAGTTAGCACTTCCCCAGAGAAAACCTTTAAAAACAGGGCATCAAATGATGTACCTGAATTGTTGACCAAACCAAGACGAGATACTGTGGCGTTAGCCATAGGAAAACTCCTTGATAAAATTTACAAATTTGAGTAACTAACTTCGTTTCAATCCTTTCTCTCAAGTGGTATCTGACGCATCAGGCACAAGGATATTTAGATTTCTACTCTGTTAATTTATACAGACCCACAATTCCACTTGCGTAGTGCAAGAGCTTTGCGAGTTAACTTGCCATCTTTTTTTAAAGGTCCTTTTACCTTCGACATTCTTGCACAAAAAGATTTTCTTCTTGCTTTCTGTCTAGGAGAAAGACCTGTCTTTTTAGTAACAGGAGCTTGCAAGTTTCCACCTGTTGCTCGGTTGTATTTTCTCCGACCTCTAGCAGTAAGACCACCTGTGGGGTCTTTATCTGCCTTAGTCATTGATACACCCTTAGACATAAAAAATGTAAGCTATTTAAAATATAACACTATTACGCAATCTTTAAACTATTGCGATTATTTTTCTTACGTCTATGCTGGTAAGCTATCTTCTTTGAACTCGTCTTGCTTGCTTTAAATCTTCTTTTCTCTTTACTACTCATTTCTCCTGTAGTCTTTGGAGTCTTACTACTAACTCTTTTTGAAGGTCTGCAAGCAGGGTAGCCACCACGCTTTTCTCCTTTCTGCCGACCACAAGGCTTACCTGTTTTTACATCTACCCATTCTTCTTTAAACCATCTGCGTAAACTCATTTGCCTACTTGTTTTTGTGCTGCTGTATGTGCAGCTTTAAATGAAGAACCCTCACGCATAAGCTTCTTCATCATATCCATGTGCTTCTTAGAATGATGCTTTGAATGTTTGTTCAGAGTAACTATCTGTTTAGGTGTTAGCTTTGCCATTACGCAACTCTTAATGATTTTCTTGTGTAACCAGACGCAGTTCGTTTTTTACCATCTGGTCCTTTGACCTGTCCTTTGCAGACTTTGACAGCATAAGCATTAGCGTAAGCAGAAGGGTAAACCTTGAACTTACGCTTTGCTGCTGACTTACCTCTAGCACATAACTTAGTCATTAGCCGAATACATCACTACCAGCTAAACGTCTTTGTACGTCTTCTGTGTAGGTAACATCTTTACCATATCTCTTATCAGACATAGCAGCTACTACTTCTTGTGTATCTAGTATATAGTCCTTGTACCATCATACTAAGTTGTGGTCCAGACATTGTGTTTGTTGCTTCATTGAAAGCTTCTATCTCTGATCTAGATAAATTATCTAAAGCCCAACTAACCATCTTGCCATAGGCTTCATCTCCACCTATAGAATCTCTAATACCTTTTACTTCTTCTTGTGCTAGTTCTTCTGCTGCACCTTCTGCACCTTCAACATATCCCATCTCTGCTGCCCTACCAGTAAGGTAAGAGTCAACAGCATTTTTAGATAAACCTGCATCTAATAGAGATTGGTACATATCTTCTGGTATCTCTCCCTCGTTCTTATGAAACTCAGCACTTATTTTAAATGGATCAATGCTGTTCTCTTTAAATATCTCTCCTAGAATTTCTCCATAAGTTTCATTTACAGATTCATAATTTACAGTTCCATCTTCTTGATAGTATTCTTCATACCCTTCTGGAACTCCTGTAGTTTCTTCCGTTGATTCAGATACTTGATCTTCTTCTGTAACAGAACCAAGTTTACCTTCTAGTTCTTTGTAGCTGTTTGCTAAATCTTCTACAGTTTTAAACTTACCAGCATACAAACCATTCTCATCTTTAAGACCTTCAAGATCTTGTTGAGACATTGGTGGTGTTTCAGATACTTGTACTTGTGATGAAGTCATAGTGGTTTTTTCTTTTAACTATAGTGAATTGTGTTGCCATGTCCAGTAACGTAATCACCTGACTTTTCTGGTACAGGGTTTTCTTCGTACTCTCCTACACGACTAACGATTGCTTTTTCAGAGACAAACTTTCCGTCATCATCTCTTTTCCTAGACTTCTTGGTTGGCATCAGGGGTTCCTCCTTGTTGTAGTTGTTGTGCCTGTGCATCAGCCAGACCAGCTTCAGCGTTTACTTTAGGATCAAGTAAACGTGAACCCAAAGCAGCAGGTCCAAGACTTTGAATAAGCTGTTGTTGTGCAGCAGCCTGTTGTTCTGCTTGGATCTCTTCTTGTGTTTTTACTAGGTTAGCAGTATCTATACCGATACTGGTAGCTAGTCTTTTTACTGCTTCATCTACATTGACGTACTGTCTCATTACATCTGGTCCTAATGCTTGAGCTACAGTTGTAATAAACTCAATCAGCTTGTTTCTATCATTACCTCTACCAAGTCCTTGGAGTCCTGTCACTATCTTAGGTTTGACCAGTTCATCAGGCAGCTTGGGAACTTTACCCTGTCTTACCAGTAAGTGCATACGTCTTCTGAGATATGGCAACTGAAACTCTTGGGTCAAGATACTATAGATACCACCAAGACTATTCTCTAATTCTTGTGCCATAAGATTTATCTCTGCTGCTGTTACTCTTTCTGCGTCACGTTGAACTGATCTTGCCATCAGGAAAGCAAACTCAAGTCTTTGTTCTATTCGTTGTATAGCACTAAAAGCAACAGTAAAGTCTGCACTCTTACCGACTTGCATAACAGAAATATCTGAAGCAGTACCTTCTCGGATAGCTCCATTCGGTGCTTTACTTATAGTCGCTGCTCTTGTGATTCCATTTGGATTTACTAAAAATAAAGTCTTGGCACTAGCAGCAGCCCCTTCGATTATTGCTTGCATCAAAGACTCAAGACTAATTAAGTCTCCTCTATATTCTTCTACATATCCTCTGCCATAATCTTCTCCATCTACCCGAATAAACCTGAGAGGAATAAAGGGAGTAACATCTATCTTTGATCTGCCATCTGTGTTTGGTATTTTTTCTCCTTTACATTCTTGGAACCAAAAGAAATCATCATTCATTCTTTTGATAGATGTATATATATCCAAGTCACCCTTCATCATATCTGCGTCATAGTTTTCTTTCTTCTTTATTAATTCTAAAAACTCAAGAGGTAGAGCCTGTGGGTGTACTGTTTCTTTGATTAATATTTCAAGTACATTACCAACTTCATCACGTTTAACAACATATTTAGATAGTGGATATACCTTGAGTCCTTTATCTGTTAGATATAACAAAACATTACCTGATACTACAAGATGCTTGAGTGCTTCAAACATTGCAACTCTATCGTTAGATACTTCTATCTCACTCATTAAAGCATTTTCTATTGTGCGTAATCCTTTATCTATTTCACTTTGTAGTGCTTCTTGTCCTTGCTTTCTTATTTCAAGATCATCAATATCAAGTTTAAAAAATGCTGTGCTTGGTGGCAGCAAAGTCATTAATAGTTTATTCGATAAAGAATTAACTCCACGACTACCTGTTGCTTGAAATGGTGTCTTGATCTTAGCTCTAGTACCTGATGTTTGTTCTGGTATTAAGCTAGGTATAGTTAGCTTAGAAGACTCCTTTGCTTCTCTATCATAGACAGACCTACTACTAACAAGTGCTTCATATCTACCTGCTGCTGTCGTTCCTTGTGCGGAGTATTCCATATTAAACTGGATAATTTAAAGTACTTCCTTGTGCCATTGAGTTTGGAAGTAAAGGTATTTGTAATGATCTTGTACCAAGTCTGCGTCTACCAGTAAGAGTAGCTAACCCTCTACGTCTTCTGGCTGCACCTTGTCTTCTTCTTTCGCCAACAACAACTCTATCAGCAGTTTCTTCTATAGGAGAATCAACTGGTTCTGGTTCTGGCAATGGTGGTGGTGATGGTCTTCTTCCGCACATAATTAAGCAACTCCTGTCTTGCGACCTGTGATACCTCTAGAGAACTTTCTCCTATTATAGTTGTCTTTGGCTTTTTGTTGTCTATCCTTTCGAGCATTTCTATCAGCTTGATTCATACCTCCACCTTTTCTTGTAAGTATAGTAGCAGTTGTAAGGTTAGGGTCTACATAAGTTCCTTCTTCTTTCTGTCTTTTTATCTTTAAAGTTTCTGTTGCTTTCTTTGTATCTTTAGGGTCATCAACTCCTGTCTGTTCACCAGTAACAGTAACAGGTCTGTTCTGATATTCTCTTTGTGGCGGTGTCATTCTAGCCACACCTCCTCCAAGACACATAGCTAGTTCTCCAATACTCTGTTAGTTAACATAGTTTCTTTTTGTCTTAGTTGCTGTTCAATTAGGTAATCAACAACAGACCTCTGCCCTGCACGATACCACACTTCCCGATCTTTAAGCGATAGGTCAGGGCATCTGTTAGGAAACACAGCATCTAAAGCTTGTATAAGTTCGTCAGTAATTACAGGTAAAGACACAAAAATTAAAGAGCTATATCTATATTATATGTTAATGTGAAAGTAACAAGGAGTGGTTACCTTGTTGCAACGCTAAGAAAACCTCAAGGGTGTGGTTCCTCTTGGGGTTTTCTTTATGGGTTCCAAAGTTTTACTTCACCTGTATTGTAATCATAATCTCCTTCTCGCAGTATTCTTGTAAGCCTTGCGTTCAAGATAGCATCAGCAATCGTATAACCTTTCTTAGTATATGTCTCCTGTACCTTAGACCATAGTGCTTCTTTAGTATCAGGTGTATTGGCCAGAGTCTTTGAAGCTGTAACCATACCCATACCTTTGATACCTAGTATTCCGTCACCTGCATCACCAGCCAACGACATCTCAAACCAATGCCTGTCTGCTTTCTTGTTAGTAATATGTTCTATCGAATCATCAGCTATAAGTTTGCA